AGGAGATCTGAGAACTTGGCCATGCGGGTTCGGTTCCCAGCGTGCCACCGACGACAGGGACGGAACCGGTGACCATTGCTGATGCCGGCGCTGTGGGGTGAATAGAGATGCCGGTGATGGGGGCGGTAGTACCCAAGGGGACGGTGATAGATGGACCTTTTTGTTCCCAGGGCCGGGCAGAAGTGAAATAATCTTTCTCCCAGCCGCAGTTCTGGAGCGTAGTTGTAGTCGTGCTATCTGCCCCCGACCCAACATCGACAGTGGCTTCGGTTTGCAGGTCTTGATCGCGGTACCAGTGGTTGTAGATAAGCTGATAGGCTCGGAACGGGAGCGCCGAGACCTCGATATTGTTGACGCCTGTGGGTACGCCCAGGTAATCGGCGAGAGAGCCGACAGCGGCGCCAGTGCCACCGCCGATAGTAATTGTAGGGAATTCAGAAGCGTCATTGCCGTCAGGGCCTCCGGTGATGAAGTCCTCCCAATCCTCCCAGGTGAGGCGGTGAGGGACGAACCAGTGATGCACGCGAACGTCGACGGGATGCATTACGGGAGCGAGGAGAGGGGAGCAGCGGAGCAGAACGTTTGATGCTTGCTGGATAGTGTCTCCCGGAAGGACTTCCGTGAGACCAACAGGGATCAAGTTGCCCATATTGCAGGAGAGCAGCTTGTAGTTGGAGAGCGAGAATTTCGACCTTTTCATAGGTGTTTCCGAGATTTGAAGATTTTTTGCCGGGCCTCTTGACGCGCCCGTTTACCGGCCGATTGATCAGTGATTAACGATTTGAGCGCCGTATTCTTGTGACGGCCCATACCCGGAGCCGCCGTAGCTTCCGCCGCACGCTCAAGCAGCGGTTGCATTTCTTCTTTCTTGGCATTTAGCACGCTCTCAGGTGCACCGGGATCACGACCCACCATAGATCGAAGTGAACGGGATAGATAACGGCCGAGTGGTCGATCACGGGAACCGTGCCGCAGAGACGTAGGAACATCAGGAGCATCGTCATTATAACGCAGATGGATATCAGCCAGCTCATGCATAGCAGAATAGCCAATACCCGGACGGAGAGACATGCGGGCAAACTCGGGGTGCTGATTTTCTTCAAGTCGTGGATCGTCATTGCGGGTCATCTTTTTAGTTACGTACCCGCAGATATACGCAGCGGAATGAGGTTCTAAGAGCCCCAGATACACATGGCCGAGAGCCCAGGTTTCGGCAATCGTGTCACAACTCGTGCAGCAGCTGGAGCGGGTTTTCGAATACCGTGATTGACCATAACGACACGGCGGGTAGCCGAATAGAGCCGCGTGGTAATGAGGGCGGAGGCTTGTGTCTCCATACTCTCCGACAGCAAAATACCGAATTTTCGAAGGAGAGAGAACTTTTCGTAGACGCTTAAGCCAGTCCTGGAGGGTTTTCGGGGAAAGCGAATTATCAGGTGGGAGCTTCTCGTCCGAATACGTGAGAGTGACGAAAGCATTATCTTCATACTGACGTGCCTCCAATTCTATTCTATGAGCCCATTCACGACGCTTGTTGATACGGCAGGGGAGGCATTGACCGCAGCCAAATGCCATCCCCCCTTTAATGTACGGAGCGTTGCACATCACATCCGGTAACCGATCCTTATCGGTCTAACACTGCGGCGACCGCGACCACGGCGACCACGACGGCGAGAACGATTACCCCTACGACGACGACCATAAGCCATTTCCTTGTCTCCTTACCAGACGATGCCTTTTTTAGCGATGTAGTATTGCTGCTTGAACGGGTCCCACATCCATTTTTCATCGGATTTGAGTTTGACGAAGTCCGGCGGAACCATGTGAGAACGCGACAGCATCGGAAGAAAGCGATTACGATACGCGTGAGCGAACTGACCTATCCAATCATCCTCCATTCTTTCCTGAGCATCTTTCGAGAGGGAGACGGGATAGCCTGTAGGTGACCGCGTATATCCGACATCCGCGACCGCCGTAGGTTCGGTAGTACCAGCGGGGATCGTTGTGGTCACCTTGAAAGGCTCAACTTTGATCCCAGGTCCGCCCCCCGTATACTCAGGAGCCAAGTTGGCTGTATCGGGCAGGGCGGTCTGACCTTGGCCGGGAATGAGCCAGCGTTGGTTGGCATCCGGAAGCCCTGGTGTCCGGCCCGCCTGATTAACGCGGGCAATCTGCGAGGCCAAGAGCTGGTTCTGGAGGGCCATGTTGTCGAGTTGGAGTTTAGCGGCCTGTTCACTGATCACTCCCATACGTGTCGTCGGGCTTGAACTTGCATCGGCAGCCCTTCCCAAAAACTGGCCAGCTTTCCCGATACTGTCGGCCAGCGGCGTGCCGATTGACACGGGGGCATAGGAGTGGGTACTTGCACCCAGAGCGTACAGGGGGTGTATCCCGGCCGCTTTCGCATCTGCTACTTTCCATTGTATCCCCGATTGAGCGAATTCCTTTTGAAGAGCGATGTTCTTGTCAGCTTGTTTCTCGGCTGATTTCTGACCGAGGATGCCGCCGGCCAGAGAAGCGCCGGCGGATATGAGAGCGCCTAGCATTTAATTTTAGACCTCCATGTTCGGCGGGGCGGCCTACCGCCGCCGCGCCCGGCTTTACGGAGTGCGTGCATTATTTCGCGCCTTTGAGAGCGTCTAACGCAGACCGACACCGGATCAAGTGGGCGATGACCAAAAGCAACGACGGCGCGCGTTTGTCTTGTACGGATACGGTCCCCAAGAGGGTCCGAGACAGTGAGGCGAGTGGGACGTCCAGACTGGTGGAGGGCGGGCCGGTCCGCCTCTTCGGGGTGCCATTCACGCAGGTCATTGAGGACCGGCCCGTAGTTGAAAACTGGGGAGAGGAGAGGAGGTGACACCGCAGGGGAGAGGATACGCAACAAGGGGTCGTTAGCGATCGGAGTGTGATCGCGCGTCCCTCTATTATCTGATTTGCCTCTGGCCATGATAGTCCCCTTGGTGTCACCTAACACAGTACGTATCAAGTTACGTACTGTGGTGTTGTGGATTTACCTCAGCGGCTCGGCGAGGGGGACGCCGCGGAGGGACCCGGATTTGCAGCGGGCGTGACAGGAGCTTGCGGAGCGGCCGGGGGGCCGCTTGCGGGGGGGGGAGAGGGCATGCCCTCCGCCCCCCCCGCGCCCCCACCCACCACCCCAGCGGGGGCAACCGCAGGGGCAGGGGGAGCCGGTGGATCGAAGTTGTGCTCATAGGGCGACGACGGGTCATAGTCATCGCCGACGTCGAAGTCGTCAGCCTCCTCGGGAGTTTCGAAGCCAGCGCTTTCCACTTCCTGACGAAGCCGTTCGGACCGAACGAGGTTGCGAATATGGTCGATCATCGAAGGCTGCTTTTTCCAGCCCAGAGGAGGAGCCATAGGCACGTTGGAGACGATCTCACGGCCATCAGGAGTGCCGGGGATCGGTTTCGGGTGACGGGCAAGGTCTTCGAGACGCACCGGGACCTCTTGCTGAAAGGACGGTGCGGTGAATTTGACTTCAGGTTGCTTTGCCATTTTTGACCTCAGAAGATGAAGGATGTACCGGACGCGGCGACGAGACGACGGGCTTGGATGCTGTGCTTACACATCACGTAGAGCACGTCTTGAGAGGGCACCGCGAAGTTTCGTTCCGTGGGCACACATTTGACGAAGTCGGCGTTGAGTGCAGGCTCCGAGGAGAATATGCGAGCCATGTGCCAGAAGTCCAGAAGGCTCGAGCGATACTCACCGGCGATAGTGCTTTCAGTACGCCGGTATTCGTCATAGCGATCTTGGTAGCCGAAGGTGCCGTTGGGCGTGGCGGCTGCCGCGTAGACCTCTTTGTTCAAGATTTCCTGCTGGCCGATGTGCTGGAGTTCCCTCTGCCAATAGTCCTCTTTGACGCGGCGGTTGAAGTGACGGGCGAGGCCTTGCGCGTAGATCGTTTTCGGACGGACGGAGAGGCAGGTGACGATATAGCCGTGTTCCTCGAAGAAGCGGCGATAGCGATTTGAGCGGAGGGTGCCGATACCGTGGCCCCGGAGCTCGCCGACCGGATCAGTGCCTTCAGCCGTTTGGAGGACCTCACTGAATTGGATGCTCTGGCGACCGCCACCGAGGTATTCGGGACGTTGTAAACGGGCGTCAGAAGAGCGGACGCCGAGGTACCGTAGATATTCGACGTAACGCGAGCCATAGCGAGCCCGAGCCTCTTCGAACCTTTGTAGTGCCAGCGCTTCACGGAGAATGTTGACGGTGACCGCTGAGGCGTCAGAGAGATCGGCGTAGAGTTGTGGCCGATTGGTGGAGGTAGAGGGATTTCCAGTTGTTTGGGCTCGAATGTAGGAGATCTGAGAACTTGGCCATGCGGGTTCGGTTCCCAGCGTGCCACCGACGACAGGGACGGAACCGGTGACCATTGCTGATGCCGGCGCTGTGGGGTGAATAGAGATGCCGGTGATGGG